CGGCGAATGCCGCCATTGGTTAGGACTAGAACTAATCTAAAGTAGTTCGTTGCCATTTGGCGGTGATTTCACCAAAACGTTCAATGGACCCAAGTGGGAGTGTCCTTCATTAGTTGGAAGGCAGATCCCTTTCATGGGCTCAGGAGATGTTATTCTGTCGATTCGTCGGCATAATTGAATATCTTCTTATTTATAAAAGTCTATGACGGGGCTAAGCTCGGGGGCTAATGTTATCCCTGCTTTACCTAAGGCACATTCTCATATCTAGCTCTAACCCTCTCGGGTAACTAAACTGAGAACGGCGGTTATTTGCGTCGTTAAGTGGGTTTATCCCACTTGTACAAGGTGACCTCAGCGAAGTATCGAGAGTCAAGTTTACAAAACATAAATGAGATCAAATAATCCCATTTTGAATTCACATAGTCGTTTAGACGAAAGTGTACGTCTTAGTACATCTGTGAATCGCGGTGTCCTATTGAAGGACCCTACGGTTTTGAAAAGAGAACTCATACTCCACGTGAAGACACTCTCTGCACTAGACAGCGATCTGAGGTTGTCAGAGACTGCTAAACGATGGCTGGCTGTAACGCCCGTCATGTGAGCTCTTCATAATGGAAGAGATGGTCTTAAGCGATGAAAATCCTTAATGAACTATGTGGCCCGTTTCGTTTTACGGGTACCACCAGCAGCCAACCCACTGCCCAATACTCGCATTCCGGTCTTTATAAGACGGATGATGAGGAAAGGGAGGAAGGATCCGACTGCACGATTAGCGGTTTTATCCGTACTAAACGTGTATAGGATGATCGAGCTGAAGCCTGAGATTGATTTAAAATCGATCACAGACCCCTACGGAGGAGAATTCACTTTTCCCATTTCTACGATAGAATGGGGGAAGTCTCTTGCCGAAACCACTGAGGGTTTTAAACGGCGGTTTAACGTAAAGCCAATTCTGAATTTGGAGTTTCGACTCCAAGTATCACCATCTGCGGGTCCTAACGGACCTGTAGCGTGGAGACATTCGGGTCTGGACTACCTCGCGCTTTTGCGAGGAGGGTTTATTAACACACTTCGTAACTTTATTTCTAAGTTCAAGTGAGTTAACCCTGAGGCTATTTATGATGCCTTCGGAAACCATGACCAATTCAGAGTGGCGGCTCCGCTTATAAAATTGCCCTTACATTCACGGCTTGCTTTCCTTACCGATAAAGGCGGAAAGACCCGAGTTGTAGGGATTGGTGATATATTTTCACAGTCCCTGTTGGAACCTATCCATAGTATTATATTCCGAATCTTAAAGAATATACCTATGGATGGGACGTTCGATCAGGACGCTCAACGTGAGCGTGTCCGATTAGCAACACTGCGAAATGAGTTTTGCTACTCTGTAGATATGAGTTCTTGCACGGATAGATTCCCTGTAAGGATTCAATCACAAATATTATCGATGATTGGTTTAATGTCCGAGGAGCAATCTGAGGCGTGAAGACTTCTCATTTCTGATAGATCCTTCGGTTATAAAGACCAGGAAGGAAGAGATCAAGATGTTAGGTACTCAGTAGGACAACCTATGGGGTTGCTTTCGAGTTGAGCCGTTATGGCTCTCTCCCACCACATACTAGTTCTCTGAGCGGCTACTCGGTGTAACAACGATAGATTCGATTGTTACTCGATTCTGGGTGACGATATTGTCATTTGGGACGATTCTGTTGCTAATGAATATCTCCAAATCCTTCAAAAGTTGGGGATTGAAGTTAGTAGCACCAAGTCCTTTAACCAGCGAGCTGTAGCTGAATTTGCGAAATGCTATTTTATGCATGGAAGAAAATATAAGCCGATATCTCCTTTTCTGACCCGTTGAAGTAACTTCGAAGGGCCAACGAACGTTGTAACCGTGGCTAGAACTCTAGTAGATCAGGGCTTCCTTTTTAGGAAGCGTCCTATTACCTGATTCTGGTCTGCGTTTACCCAGCTAGACCGTATTGGGCTCATACTCCTGTTGTGTATTTATGACTTAGGTCATTATATCGGGATCCGTTGGAAACCGACGAAAGAAATGCAGAACTGGATGAAAGTCCAACGGTACAATAAAGAGGTACGAGTAGCCCTAAAGGACCGTAATCGAATCTTTAAAGAGTTGGATGATTTCATCCGATCCCAACCTGGGTCGGCATTCACTCTCTACCCTCCTGTGAAAACAGTGGTAGATCGTGTGGCCGACTTCTATGGTAAGATTGGGGATCCTCTTCCAATGGTTTATAGTCATTGGGAGTTGTACAAATCTTATCATCCCACACCTCCAGAAGATAAATTATTCTGAGTGTGAGTGAAGGGAGATACTCTCTTTTGAGATTACGAGTATTGGGAGCAAACTGGTAGTAACAAGAGTCCTAGGGTGTTCGAACCGGTTGTGCCAGTAGAAGTAGATCCACTCCGAGCCAAGAAGCTTCTTTTGAGGCCCGTGGTTATTAACCGTGAGTGAAGGAAACTGCTGAAGTTATATGGGCCTGAGAAGTGACGAAAATTACTTCTTGGAGATCCATATAAGTCCTTCTTTACCAGGTTTAGACGGTAAAGTTGGCGACGTCCAGACAAAGATCTAGGAATCTCCCATCCGGGGAAAAGGATGGGAGGCGGACGTAACAAGGTGAACCTAATCTTTCCAAAGAATCGATAATCGTTTCTTTAAGACCTATAGAGAGGTCATGCTTGAAAGGTGTGAATCTCTCTGAATCCGTTTACGGTACTAAGGTTTCTAAACTCCTTAGATAGGAAGATCCAGAGGACTCGGTTCTCGAGAAGGAAAATGGCTAGCTAAGAAATTTCGGCTA